CCAACATTAAAAAACTTATCAACATCAGGGTCTATACTATTCACTATTTGATCAGTCCAGAAATAACCATGCTCAGAACCTTCGCCATGCTCCAGATCACCATGCTGAAAATACTCAACTCCAGAGGGATTGTAAGTAGCAGGATATACAAGCCCTGTATTTTCATGCACGTACACATCAAAACCAGCCAGTCTAAGCTGTGACTGTAAAAATGCCCAATGCTGACGAGCAGCCTGCTCGCCAGGAAAATTTATTTTTCTTTTTATAGCCGCTTTTCTGTCAGCTAATGATACAGCCTCATTACTGATAAGCCCCAGCCTACGCTCCCACTGTGTAGCATCAGCTGAGGTGAAATTATCATTATCCGGCAATATAGCATACAAGGTAGCCATTGCATCATCATAGGCACGGGCCTCACTTTGAGCTAAAGCATTGTGAAGCCCTTTAAAGGCACCACCGTCCGGCATTTTAAAGGCTCTACCTGTAGGATAAAGCTGTTTTGTAAGCGCTATGAGTTTACCGATCAATGTCATTATACGTAATTTATAGCACTTAAATATGGGATGTTACCATCAGTGAATGTATATGATGATTCAGCGCCACCGTCTATAGTCATGGATATACTTGTAAATATTGAGCCAGGGCGTGCGGTGAGAATTGTATAAATAATTGTATTAATGTCAAGTATATCATCCTTATCACTTAAATCCTCAGCGGCTGCTATAAATGGACGTATATCAGAAATACGATCAGTAAGAGCCGATTCAATTAAATTCTGAATAGCGGTAGTAAGTCCAGAGAATCCTGTGATTGTTATTACAACATCCAAAGGCACGACCGGCAAAGTATTTACAGCAAATACACCCAAAGGCCTGCGCCCGCGTTGCGATATATCAAGGCTCGTGTCAGGATCAAACTCTATAACATCACCAACATTATTTAAAATTGTAGATGATGGCGTACCTTTTCCATCGGTGGAATCCTCTGGTGTAGCCTCCACATAAATATCTATTTCATTAGCATTGCCAGATGATGCATATGGATATGTTTGTTTTACGCCTATCGCATCGGTAGCCCAAAGCCTGTAATCGGTGGCTGCACCGCCCTGAGGCTCCAGCCTAAATGATTCTATGATCTTGCCACGGTACACCTCGATGCCTTCAGCTGATACAGGTGCTACTGATTCAACGGTCACCGCAGCTGATTTATTTACTCCAGATATTGGAGCTGTGGCTGTTAGGTTATCACCTACAGATAGCTTACTGTCCGTGCCAGCCTCAAGAGCTCTGAGCGTGATCGTGTCAGGGCTTGATTCCAGCGTAAAATCTACATCCAAAACAAAAAGCTTCCCGGGATTCAATGCATCATCATTACTTTTAAATGTAGATGACGCAGGTATTATGCTGCCCACAGTTCCGGTGACTTGTACGGTATACTGCCCGGATGTAGCCGCAAATGGGTTGCGCCCCAGCTTGACGCGGCCAAACCTCTCCAGCGTGCCCCCATTGGCCTCTGAATCGGCAGTATCCACGAAAAGATTTTTTTGAATCATACCAATCATCAAATAAAATATTTTCAGCTTTGCAGCCTGTACAGCAGCCAGCGCGCGCAAGAAATTTTTACCGAATACAGGAATAGTGATCTCATACTCTGCCTCAAGATCTGCCAGGATGCCGGTATATAACTGGTTAATTGTTGGTATGGTGATCATAAATTATATATCAAAAAACTCGTTATTAAAATCTGCACTACTAAAATCTCCAATCTGTAAAAGCGTACCATCCCAAATAAATATATATGCCCTGTACTGATCGGCAATACGTCCCTGTAAATTACTAGGCTGACGCACAAATATCGATATCTTTACCTTGTCAGTGGAAAGTATTACAACCTCCACAGAAATCTCAGCAAAGTCTTTCATAAATTGCAAATCCTTCTGTACAGTCTCCTGTAATTTTATCCGGCCCTCAGATGTCAGCGCTACCTCTTGCAATCTTTTTTCAAGCAATGAATTAAATTGCACGCTCGGATCATTGGGCATTAACAAATTATTGCCCCACCAATCAACAGCCTGCTCTGTAGATAGTTTTTCCTTAGTGACTCCGGCAAGGTTGCCGCCAAACATAGCCAGATAAGGCATATTCATCCAACCCTCAATAGTGACAAGATCCCTGTTTTTAAGGACCAGATCACCACCATTACCGCCTTGCTCAATTATTACTAAGTCCATAATCCATATAGAGTACTAATATGACATTGTGGAGGTAAGTCTTACCGGCACAATACTATTATCCGTCTGCATTTTTGCCCTGCCTGTCTTATCCTGAATATCAATATTTACATTCTGAGTCTGAATACTTTCCTGTAATGCACTACTCAAAGCGTTTTGCTTAGACTGCGCAGGGTTTAGCACCGGCAGAGGCTGACCACTTTCATCTGTAGAGGTATTTACTCCCAGATCAGCGCGGAATCCTTCGATACCCTTAGCTGCTGCTGCTGCCCAATCGGCCCCCGTAATCTTTGATATAATCTCAAGGATTTGCTGAAGCGGCAGGAGTATGACATCTAAAATAGTTTTGCCTATGGCCTTTAATCCTTCAATAAAACCACCCTTAGCAAAGGCCTCAGCGATCATGTCCCAATTCCTGCGGAATGCCTGTATTAACGATACCACAATGCCGAGCGGGCCCAGAAATATAGCCAGGGCAGCGCCCCATTCATGCCAGTGCTTTACCGCCAGGACAAGCAAAGCAATAAGAGCAGCAACAGCCACGACAATGATGCCGATAGGGTTAGCATTCATGGCGAAATTAAACGCCCACTGTGCCGCAGTAGCTATATAAGTCCAGCCACTGAATAATTTTGTAATCAACCCCCATGCGGCCATTGTTTTAGTGACAAGGCCAATAGTAAACGATATACCCGACACAGCAAATGACAGAGCTGCTACTGCTACTGCTGTGCCCACGATAGTTTTTGTGAGTCCCGGATTTTCTTTAGCCCAGCGGATGGTCCTACTGATTACAGGAGTAACCATTTTTATAAAGTCTGCTACGACCGGCAAGAGTTCAGTGCCGATTATGATACCCAAAGCCTGAAAATTATTCTCAGCCTTCTTTATTTTTGCCGCAGTAGTTTCGTTTTTCTGATTATACTCATTAAGCAATGAGGTGCCTTTTTCAAATTCAGCATTGGCAATGCCTTGGAATTTTGCCAGCATCTCGGAGCCAGAGGATAGTGCGCCTACAGCCTTAATTGTCCCAGAATCACCAAGCTTTAATTTTTTCAGTGTCTTAGCCAGCTGCACGGCATCCATGCCATCCAAAGACTTGGCAAATTTTACAGCGAAGGCAGTCGGATCGGCATTAATTAATCCACGGGCTGCCTTCTCTGACATACCCATCTGTTTGGCGAATTTTGGAAGATTCTGACCAGCAGTAAGCAGGATATCACCAAATGCACGAGATCCAATTTCTGCGGTTATTCCTGCCTTGTTAAAGGTAGCAGCTAGGGCGGCAGTGGCCTGTATGGATGGTTTGATTGCATCAGGCAGCTGACCGATACGAGATATAAACTCAGTAACCTCAGGCACGGCCACGCCCTGAGCACTCAAGGCGTTTATAGCACTACCGGTTTTCGTGATGGCGGTAGCCACATCAATATCCCGGGTTTCCTTAAATAAGGTTTTAAGCCCGCTGATTGCTTTTGCCGCAGGCTCTACACCTCCAAAGTCAGACCCTAAAGCGACATTGAATTTATTAACCGAGTCAGTAAAGCCTAATAATTCCTTATTTGCCACGCCCATGGAGCCACCAATGGCTGCAATGCTCTGTAACTCCTCAATACTTGTACGAGTGTCAGGAGCAAGGCCTAAAATGCCTTTCCCGAACGCGTCCAAATCTGACCCTGCTAGGCCTGTGGTTTTAGCCACATCGGCCATTTTGTCCTCAAACTTGACCGCCTCCTTTCCAGCCACGAACAAGGGGAGCGCAATAGCAGCACCCAGAATAAAGCTTTTCTTTGCGATATTCATGGACGCATTGCCAATTTTTGCTAGGTTCCGCTCGGTACGCATAGCGAAGCTACTCACTGTCTCATCCATTTTTTTCACTGGACTTGTCAGCTTGTCTATCGCTGTGAATATCGAAGGAATTACAAAGGGTGACATTATTTTTTAACCTTTGGGGTTTTTGTTTCTAATTCTTTATGCATAGCCTGAATATCTTCATACCAGTATTCTGCACCATAGTGATCTTGACTATCAAGATATAAATTATCAATCTGCTCAGGTGTCCAATGATGTTCACGAGCAATAGATTTTATAACTGCCTCTAAATTGCCAAGATCTACAGAAAAAAAACAGCAATAGCCTGGCAAAGCCCGTAATCATCTGTATATAAAGACCGGATTAAATCCTTTGGCCTTGATGTCAGAGCCGACACATACGCACACACACGGCCATCACCATCTGATGACTTCACGCCAGTAAGGTGATTGTGTACAGCCCCGATTTTTATACGTGGCTTAAACTCCAGAGTTTTTATTTCTGAATCCTCTCCCTTGATCGGATTTTTAAGATTCTGCACAAGGATAAAATCATCCTTCAGAATCAGATCACCCTCCATAAACCCGTCAATCAACTGCTCAATATGATCGGTGTAGGACTCTCTTTTTTTCTCACTTACTCTTTTGTGATCTAGCCATTTGGCAACCTCGGCCTCAGCTAATTCTCTCGGTATTTTGCTCATATTAATTGGTCTGGTTTATAGTTGCTAAGATAATAATAAAAAAGGTAGCTTTTACACTACCTTTTTTACAGAAGAAACTCACGGCTATGGAAACGTAAGAATTTTATCCTGATATTTTTTTAAGTTTACCGCCACCGGCTACTTTTAATGTAAATGTCGCTTGATTGGCATTGCCATCCATGTCTCCTACCGGCTTGCCTTTAGCTCCGTAAACGGTTCCATTGACATGGGAGAAAGTCCAATCCGCAGGCACAGGACTCTCAGCCAGGGCTACCAGCTTCTCAAGTTCCTGCCTGTCATTCATGGCCCATGATACAGTGCTTTCAACAAACCAGCGTGACCGATTCATTTGATCGATCATTGCACCTGATCCGTCCACCATCTGATTGTCATCGTTGGACCTGAAACCGCCAAGGTTCCACGTGGTATCTTCTCCAGATTTTGGAAAGACAATACCAGCGCCCAGAGTGGGATGGTTGTATGTTATTTCAGTTATGTCTCCACCTACTGCCATGATATGATTAGTTTAAAGTACCAAAATTAAAACCTGCTGTGGCATCAGTCGAAACCACACGAGAGAATCCTGATCTCTTGTATTTGAATGCTGTCTCAAATCTATCAGGGTTTGATGTGCTGATATTTACAACAATAGACTGCTGCATAAATAATGCATTCACGATCAGCGCACGTTTTGCCAGATCATCAGCCATATTGAAGGTGATTTGTTTCCACTGCTTTGGCTTGATAACATCATCCACAGATACAACATCATTGTCAGCCACAAGAGCCTTGTCTACTACGTTTATCTGCTCCTGTATGTAGTATGTGTATCTCACGTTAAAGTCAATAACAAGATTACGCACATATCTGAATTGTGGCGGGTTTTCGCCTACAGGGTGATAAGTAGTAACAAAGTCCTGAACTACATAACGGGAATTTAACAGGTCCACAGTAGAGCATCCTTTTTTTACAATCGCATCGCGGTTCTCATAGTCAGCCATCGATCCGATAGATGTAGGTGTTGGCATGTCCGGGTAAGATTGACCAGACACATCAAGATGCGGAGAGTTTTGAGATTGAACAGCAAGCAATACGCCCATGTTTGCAGCAGACTCAAACGGAAATCCATCGGAGCCTGGCGCTGGTGCAATCGCATTGGTAACTTGTGTTTTTCTGGAGTCAGTTATTGATGATGGATCATCAGAAACAGATCCAGCGATTGCTATAAATGGTTTCATCAAGATTGCAGCATAGCGACCAGTTGGTGAAATTGCATCAGGCACACCGTTAAAGCTTTCAAGAGCGTTAAGGATTGCGGTCACAGTACCATAACCATTTATTACGATGGTATTCCATTGATTTCCGAATGCAGCTAGGGCATTAGCGATAGATGGTGTACCAGTTCCTGCCTGAGATGTTACAACATCATAATCAATACCTATGTCATTGCCGTTGTCATTTACCTCCACAACAAGATCATTAGCTGTTAACCCGCGCCATTTTGTTGTAAGTGTAGCCTCATAATCTGTAGATGTTGCTGAAACAGGAGAACCTAAAACAGCATTGATCGCGTCCTCTATTTTCTCAGTGATGTCGGCCACGGTATCACCGGCCTCAATTTGAATATCATAGAAAACGCCATCCATACCCGCGCGGCCTGCGATCATTAATGTATGTGTGCCGTTATCAGTAGCAGTACCTGAAGGTGTAACAGTCACAACCTTTGCGGCTGCTCCTCCGGCACCGGCCTGTGGATAAACAACTGTAGGGATTCCACCAACGCCATCACCGGAAAGTGGGCGCAGGATTCTCATGATATGATAGAGAGGAGATCCGAATCCATATAACTCACCTGCCTGCTGCGCTGTAGTTATTTCCTGAGGCTCATCAGCGGCCAGATCTGTCTGGTTTGAGTGGTTAGCCTCGCCTAAAATAGCGATTCTTTGAGGAAGGTTTGGGGAGGTTTCGCGAAAGTCACCCTTTAATATTTTATAGCCGACAATTTTAGAAACTCTTTCAGATCCGACAGCGGTAGATGACATAATTAGTGCGTTTTATCCTTGGTGAATGTCGTGAAATTCTTTTTTTATAAATATAATTTATAAAAATGTCCCGTAAAACGGGACAAATTAATTATATTGCTGGCCTATAAACCATAAACTTTAAACA